CCAGGACTGGAAGGTCTGTTCGATCTACAAGGCAGGCGGCGACGATGGCTGGACCCGGCAGCTCAACGTGCTGCGGTGGCTGGCCAAGCGCAACGGCATCGAGGTGGAACGCCTCCAGGTCGTGGCCATCTTCCGCGACTGGAAGAAGTCGGAGGCTGGACGAAAGGACAACTACCCCCAGCAGGCTGTCCAGGTCATCGACGTTCCCGTGTGGGAAATGGAAGAGGTCGAGCGCTACATCGAGGAGCGAATTAGTCTGCATCGGTCCGCCGAGGCCGGCGAAGTCATCGAATGCACAGAGGACGACCGCTGGTACAGCGGAACCACGTACGCGCTGATGAAGGACGGCGGAAAGCGCGCCATTCGCGTCAGCCCGGCGCGTGAAGAGCTAGGGGCCCCCGGCCCTGGGCAGCACGTCGTGGAGCGCAAGGGCGTCAATCGCAGGTGTGAAAGCTACTGCGAGGTGGCTCCCTTTTGCCCGCAGTACCAACGCATACGCGAATCAGGGAGTCAATTTGATGATGTCGATTTTTGAGGCTGCCGAGTATCTCGGTATCAGCGCCTTTTCACTTCGCAAGCTCGCCCGTGAGAGGCGCATCCCATCCGGAAAGATTGGACGGCTCTGGAGGTTCCGAAAGGAAGACCTGGACGCCTTCTTGCGCAGCCAATACGAGGAGGCCGCCAATGCAGCATGACATTCAGCAGACCCTGGAAGAGCGCGGTCGGCGCTACGGCAAGTTCCGCGACCACGCCCGCGTGACGCAACTGCTCAAGGAACTGATGTTCGATCACGCCAAGGAGCAGGACGTCATGCTGGGGCACGACCACCGCGAGGCCCTGGAGATGATCGCCCACAAGATCGGGCGCATCGTCAACGGGGACCCCAACTACGCCGACTCCTGGGTCGACATCGCGGGCTACGCCAAGCTGGTGGCGGACCGACTTCAAGGGGTGGAGCTGTGATCACTGTCCTGAACCAAGAGCTGGCCAACGCCGGCGCGGACGCAAGCATGGTGCTGGCCGCCTCTCACGCCGATCGGATGGAGGAGAACTGGTCGACCGATGCGCTGGAGCTGTTCAACCTGTACGCCTTGCAGCACCCGGAGGGTTTCCTGACCGAGGAGGTCAGGGCCTGGGCGGAGAAGCTGGGCTTCGCGCCCCCGCCTGACAACCGGGCCTGGGGTCACGTTGCCAAGCGGGCGTCGCAGGCCGGTCGCGTGGTTGCTGCCGGCTTTCGCAAGCAGCGCAGCACGACCTGCCATGGCTCACCCAAAACCCTGTGGCGGAGGGCGCCATGACCAACTTCCAGCGCACCGCCGCGTGGCTCAACGCCTGCGGCAAGAAGCCCAACACCCAGAACCTGACCATCCAGACCGGATGCCACCTGGAGGAGTTCGCTGAGTTCCTGGACGCCATCACCATCATCGATGAGGGCGGCACCCTGAACGCGCGTCTCGTCGTGGCGGCAGAGCTTCTGACATCCGTGGCCAGCAACATGAAGCGCGGCTACTGCGATGTGCTGATCGCGCCCGGGATGCGTCAACACGCCCTGGACGCCCTGTGCGACATGGAGGTCACCGGCAACGGTGTGGCCTACCTCGCTGGCTTCGACAAGGACGGCGCAGACCAAGCCGTGCTGGCGTCCAACGAGGCCAAGCTGGTGGACGGCAAGCCCGTGATTCTGGAGGGCGGAAAGATCGGCAAGCCCGCCGGCTGGACGCCCCCAGATCTGACGCCGTTCGTGTGACGCCGCAGGAGCAGGAAGAGGTGTGGGCCCGCCAGCTCTACGAGTGCCGCAAGCGCTTCGTCGAGCATGTCCGCAAGGCGCTGAACACAACCTCGCCGACCCGGCGCAAGGAGCTGTACGAGAAGTGGCGCAAGGACTACGGCGACGACATCGCCCGGTCCTACGCCAAGTACGCGGAAGCCTGCTTCGCGGGCCGGGTTCGGATTGAGCCCATCGAGAGGATGCTGGAGAGATCAGATGGCGTCAGCCAGTGAGTACGAGAAGGAGGCCGTGGCGCGATTGTCGGAGCAGATCCGGTTGGTTGCCAACACGGTGCCGCAGGACGTGATCAACGGCTCGATTCAGCAGACCAGACAGTGGCTGAAGGCGCGGGATCTCGCGCTGAAGCTGACCAAGAAACCCGGTGTGACGTCAGCCCAGTTGCTGGGCGCACTGAGCACCTTGAAAGGAAGAGATGAGCAAGTACAACGCAACGACCGGTGAGTTCGACTTTGGCATCGCCATCGACGCACTGCGCGGTGGACGCCGCGTGAGCCGCAAGGGCTGGAACGGCAAGGGCATGTGGCTGGCACTCCAGACGCCAGACGACATGAGCAAGATGAGCCTGCCCTACATCTTCATGCGCACAGCCCAGGGCGATCAAGTGCCCTGGGTGGCATCGCAGACCGACATCCTCGCCCGCGACTGGGTCGAGACCCTCTAAGGAGTACCCGTGTTCAATATCACATCACCACGCTCAGACGACGCCGGCATCGAGCAACTGATCCAGACCAAGGGAAAGACCGCTGCGCGTGTCACGCCTGCGGACATCGAGGCGAACATCGCCAGCGAGTGGTACTTCACCGCCGCCGATGGCGCCGACATGGTGGATGGCGACGGACCTGACGTTCAGGCGCTTGGTCTTCTGACCTTCTGCGTTCTGGTGCTCAAGAACGGCTTCGCCGTCACGGGTGAATCTGCCTGCGCCAGCCCGGAGAACTTCGACACCGCTCTCGGGCGGGTGATTGCCCGCCAGAACGCGGTCAACAAGGTCTGGACGCTGATGGGCTACGAGCTGCGCACCAAGCTGTCGGCCATCTGAAATACATCTGAACAGCATCTGAATTGCGCACGGGCCCTGGTGCCTCGGCCCGCCTCAACGTCCAACCCTGACGGCGCAGTGGGTGACAGCCGGGAAAGACCGGCACCCTTTTCATTCACCACCAAGGAAGACCATGCAAGAACGCATCTACGCAGTGACCACCAAAGCCGACGGCACGGGCCGTCTCGTCCTGGCACAGACCCCCGCGCAAGCCATGCGCCACGTGGCCAATGACCTGTTCGAGGTCAAGGCCGCCAACGCCGCCACGGTGGCCAAGCTCATGAGCGCGGGCGTGCGCCTGGAGTCCTCCGCCAAGGAGGAGGAGGCCGCCCCGGACAACGTGACGCCGCTCCAGCAAGCTGCGTAAACGCTCACAGAGCAACGCCCCGCCACGGGGCTGTGCTACTCTGGTAGCGCGGTCTTTGGCGGGGCTTAACTTTGGGGAACCAAAATGGGCATCTACCTCAGACACAAGCAGTGGTGGTACTGCATCACTGTCAAGGGGAAGGAACACCGCGGGTCGTGCAAGACGCAGGACCGCCAGCAGGCGCAGGAGATTCACGACCGATTGCGCTCTGAAATCTGGCGTGGCCGAGTGGTCAAGGACCTCCAGAAGCACACGATCGTCGAGGCGATCGATCGGTTCTTGCGGGAGCGCGGCAACAAGCGCTCGTGGAAGGACGATCAGCGCTACGGCGACTGGTGGAAAGAGCAGTTGGGCTCGGCCCAGGTGATCCTGTTGGAAGACGTGACGCCGGACGTCGTGGCGGACATCCGGGATGAGGAGTTGGGCAAGGTGGCGCCGGCCACAGTCAACCGCAAGCTCGCGTTCCTGCGCTCCGTGATCAACGCGGCGCACCGTGAGTGGATGTGGCTGGAGCAGGCGCCCAAGTTCCGGCTGGTGCCCGGCGAGGTCACCCGGCGGCGCTTCCTGACGCCAGAGGAAGTGGAGAGGTTGGTGCGGGTGCTTGCACGACCGTACGCGGACATGGCGCTGCTGTCTGTGGCCACCGGCCTGAGACAGGGCAACGTCCTGGGGCTCAAGTGGGGCAACGTCAATCTGGCCACGCGCCGGCTCACGCTACCCGACGAGGTGATGAAGAACGGCCTGCCGTTCTCCTGTCCCCTGAACGAGACCGCCGTGTCGGTGCTGCGCAAGTGGCTGGGCCAGCACGATGAGTACGTGTTCAGCAAGGAGCGGATCTCGGGGGTGCCGTCCAAGATGTGGGCGCGGGCGCTGAAGGATGCGGGACTGGTGGACGTCAGGTGGCATGACCTGCGTCACACCTGGGCCAGCCTGATGCGTCAAGCCGGTGTCGGACTGGACGATCTCCAGGAGCTGGGGGGCTGGGAGTCCCGCACGATGGTGCAGCGGTATGCGCACCTGGATGTGGGGCACTTGGCGCCCAA